TAGACATATCTAATCCATCAGCGGGTGATATTGCGCTATGGAAAGCAGCAAAAGAAGGGTTAAACAATGAAGAATAGATTTACACTAATACGCGAAGAAGAAGGCGGCGGCGCCGGTGGTGAGCCTCCAGCTGGGGGCGGTGCAGCGTCGGTGCTTGGCGGGGGTGATCCTCCACCAGCGGCACCCGTAGCGCCGGCACCTGCTGACAGTAGCACCCCTGCGGCTGATTACTCGTTCTACACAAAGGACGAAGCAGGCGTAAACTCGATTAAGCCCGAGCTAGCTGCTGTCTATGCCGGTGATGATAACAGCGGGATCCGTAATCTCATGCTCAAGTTTAAGGATTCAGACAATCCAATGGGCGAGCTATCCAAAAGCATCACAAACCTCAATTATCTAGCTAAGAGCGGTAACAAGGATCATTTGCTGCATTTACCCGAGGATGCCCCCCAGAGCCTCAAGGATGAGGTGGCAGATATGCGTAGACAGATATCAGGAGCACCAGAGGACGCAGCAGGCTACGGCTTAGAGCGACCCACTGACCTGCCTGAGAATGTGTATTGGCCTGAAGGTATCGAGCAAAAGCATATGGATCTCGCTCATAAGCATGGTGTGTCTAAGGAGTTCTTACAGGAACAAATGCAGATGCATGGTGAAATGCTAGGCGGTGCCGGTGAGTATGAGGAAACTGTATATAATCAGCGACTCGCAGAAGCTAATGCATCACTCAAGGAAGAATACGGGCATGATACACTGGCGGCGGTCAAAATGGCTGACCGCGGATTTGTAACGGCTGGGCTATCTGACACTGAGTCGCATGATCTTATGGTTGCGGCCACAAAGGCAGGAGTTGGGCCCGCATTAATCCGAGCAATGAAGTTTACCGCTGAATCAATTGCCGAGGATAAACTTATATCATCCCCAGGCAGCGTGAATCAAGGCGGTCAAAGCAACCTTGCCAAGTCGCACGACATCAAAACTAACCCTGATAATCCCATGTATAACGCATACTGGAATAAGGGACCAAATGGCGGTGCCCATCCGGGTAACGACGACGCAATCAAGGCCGCGCAGGCATTCAGCAAGCGTGGGCATGAGTTGGGCGAGAAATCATAATTTACCCCATCTGATCGCACAGATAAGCCTCTCCTTAGTTGGAGGGGCTTTTTTGTCAGACTAAGTATTGACAAGCGACAAAATGTCCCTATGTTAAATCTCCAATAGGGCTGAATACCTCTGCAAAGAGCCAGCACTCAGAAATGAAGTGCTCGGCCGGTTAAGTTTACCGAATACCCGAAAGCGACAAATCACAAGATTCGCAATTAATTAAACTTAACAAGAGGTATCATCATGAGCTTAACACAGCTTAACGAACATGACATCACCGATTTCGGGACGAACTGGGAGCATCTGCTTCAACAGGGCGACTCCCGACTTGCTGGTAAATGTCGAGAGGTTTCGGTCAATGGTAAGGAACGCACGTTCTCCCAGATCGGAAAATCCAAAATGCGCCTGATTACTACTCGTAACGGCAAAACCATCCCCTCAGACTCACCAATGGCTAAACGCTGGGTGCGCCCACAGGGATATGACGAAGTGACTTACATCGACGAGTTCGATGATGACACATTAGGCGACCTAGGCAAACCAGAGGGTGAACACGTAGTGTCTCACGCAATGGCAGCTAATCGCACAATGGATGAGGTCAAGATCGCTGCACTGGAAGGTACTGCATATATCGGCGTAGCTGGTACAACTGCTGTCACCGTCCCTGCAACTCAACAGGTAGCAGTGAACTATGTGAAAACTGGTGCACCTGCTAATTCAGGCTTAACGCTAGCTAAGATGCTTCGCGCCAAGAAGATTCTTGATGCAAATGAAGTGCCTTCAAGCCGTCGTTATCTTGTCCACGCTGCTCAACAGCTCTTTGACCTCTTAAATGATGTCGAGGAAGTGAAGAACGCAGATTATAACAGCGTAAAAGCTTTAGTAGATGGTGATGTAAATCGCTTCTCTGGCTTCGAGTTCGTTATGACTGAGCTCTTGACTCTTAACTCAACTACAGACGTCCGCACATGCATAGCATACGAGTATGGCGGTTTAGTATTGGGTAAAAGCAAGGATAAGAAGGTCAAAATCAGCATCCGTGATGATTTGAACGAAACAATCCAAATCCGGACGGTCTTTAGCATTGGTGCTACCCGCTTGGAGGAAGAACGTGTCGTGCTTATCTTCTGTGATGAGAGTCCTTGAATCGTCAATTAATCTCAAATAGAAAGTCAATCAAATGGCAGGACCATATTACGGCGTAAACGCCACACTAGCAGCAACCCCCAACCTCGGCGACCGCATAATCCGCGGTAACGAATGGGCGGGTGATCTAGCAACCTTCACTGACGAGTACACATTGCTCGGCACAGAGGCTGCAACTGAAGAAATCTATCTTCACAAAAATAAACCCAACATGCGTTTAATCCATGCTCTCAGCTCTATCACGCTTGAGAACCCTGGAACTGCGCTTGTCGTTGACATCGGTGATGATGATGACGTGGACAAGTATTCTGATGGCCTAGTGTTATCAGCAGGGGGCACAGTCCTCTTGACTACTACTCCCGGCGTCACGTTGCAGGATCCTGTTTATACAGATCCTACCGGTGACCAAGGCGAATGGGTTAAGATGTTGATTATGACAGCGACTTCGTTGACAGCGGGACAAAAGCTCCGCTACAACCTAGTTTATGCCGTTGTTAGCTAAATTCTATAGATCTTAGGATCTTTATAATGGGTCGGCCGGTGTAGGGTTTCCAGCTCCTACACCGGCTTTCACCTTTCTTTTTTACACACTCAATATCATGGCAGCAGGCGAAACAGAGATAGCAAACATTGCATTAGGGCACATAGGAGCCCCTAAAATACAAGATATAGAGGACCGCGAGAATAAATCAGCTCGCGAGGCAAAGCGAATATTCGCATCGTCACGGCGAGCGATAGCAGCAAAACACAAATGGAACTGTCTGACAAAGCGCGCAATCGCGGCACAGCTCACAGTAAAGCCTATATTCGGGTTTGCTGAGCAATACCAGTTACCAACTGATTATATAACAATGGTCGAGCTTAACGGGCTTGACGTTGAAAAGATCACTGACCGATGGAAGGTTGAGGGGTTACTATTACTTTCTGACGCAGATAGCGCGAATATCATTTACGTTGCTGACGTTACAAACGTTTCTGAGTGGTCGCCAGGCTTCGAACAATGCGTTGCACTCCATATGGCGGCACAGTTAGCGACTACCATCCGACAGGACGGTGTGAAGGCAGCAGAGCTTGAAAGCAGGCTAGAGGATCGAGCTTTATCAGATGCGCGCAAGACAGACTCTAATGAGGCTAATTTGCGACCTATTGACACCACAAGCGGCAGTCAGTATATCAAATCACGTAGGCGCTCGACCAACGGCTAAGCATGGCACAGCAAGTCGTTAGAGCTGAAAAGCAGGTAATAGCGTTTAATACCGGCGAAGTATCAGAAAACATTTATTCACGCATCGACCTTGAGAAACAGGGGCGCGGATGTAAGCAGTTGCAAAACTTCTCTTTACTGCCTACGGGTGGCGCGGTTCGCCGGGCTGGCACGCTTTACAGCGCAGATGTCGCGGATCACGACAAGAAAAGCGCGTTGATTGGGTTTGATGTTGATACATCGACTAGCTACATGATCGAGTTTTCAGAGCTCAAGATACGATTTTTCAAGGATGGGGCTCAACTGCTTAGCGGTGGCTCACCGTATGAGTTAGTATCGCCTTGGCTAGAGGGTGACTTATTCGAGGTTCAATACATGCAGATCAATGATGTGATGTTTTTGACTCATAAAGACCATCCACCACAGAAACTCACTCGTATCACTGACACTAATTGGACGATCGAGGAGGATGTGAAGATTACGCCGGCGCTATTAGATGAGAATCTTACAGCAACTACGCTCGCATGCAGCGTTACGAGTGGATCAGGTACATTAACGGCAGCGGGCGGCACTCCCTTTCAAGTGGGTCACATTGGCTCATATTGGCAGTTAAAGCAGGTTCGCGAGGCTGTGCATGTAAACCTTGATTTAGACTCTACAGCGACGGCACCCTCATCGAGCATCGTTGTCAGGGGTGAGACTAATCTCGTCACTTCGGGGCGCTGGTCAGGCACATTGAAGCTTCAGGCACAAGATAACACTACTTTAGCTTGGGAGACGATACGGGAATACGTGAGTAATGACGCTAGCCTGAATATCGATGTCATTATCCCTGCTGAGGAGTTGCTAGAGGATACAAATTTACGCTTAAACTTTACAGAGGATATCGTACCGACTGATGGCCGCGGTGCGACTAAGGAAACAGCTCACCTATATTCATCGAGCAAGCTTATTGACGGCGTGGTGAAGGTCACAGGCTTCACGTCTAGCACCAGTGTATCGGTTACAGTGGTTAAGACGCTCGAAGCACTCACACCTACCGCTAACTGGTCTGAGGGGGCATGGAGCGACGTTAGAGGCTATCCTCGCGCAGTTGGTCGCTATGACCTGCGTATCATCTACGGCGGCACCGATTACCAGAAATTGACGGTATGGGGCTCAAAGGATAATGATTTTTCAGATATGGGACTCGGCACCCTAGACACGGACGGCTTTGCATTTACTATTACCTCAGTCGAGCAGAACGTGATCCAATGGATTACCGGGCACAATCGCTTGATTATCGGGACATCCGGCGGCGAGCGTATCATGAGCGGATCTGATATTGATTCACCGCTGACCCCTTCAGATGTCCGTGTAGCGCATCCGTCTGGGTATGGATCCGCATATTTACAGGCGCGCGCGGTTAATGACGTGGTTTTGTTCGTTCAGCGTAATGGGCGCAAGGTTCGGGAATATGTCGAAGATGACTTGTCGAGCACAGCGAAGTATAAGGGACCAGACCTCACAATTTTAGCAGATCACATCACAGCCGGTAAAATCGTTCAAACAGCATACTCTCAGCAGCCTGACTCAGTATATTGGGCGATCACTGGTGACGGTGTGCTTATCGGTATGACATACGAGCGCGAGCAGGATGTCGTCGGATGGCATCGACACACTACGGATGGCACGTTTGAGTCAGTTGCTACTATATACGGCGATGATGGCGATGAGGTGTGGGTCGTGGTGAAACGCACGATAGGCGGCGTTACTAAGCGATTTGTCGAGCTATTTGACCCGACTCAGTGGATTGAGAAAGAGGACATGC